ATAGGGTGTGTATTTCTTTTTATTTCCGCTTCTTTATAATTATTTAATGTAAATATCTTTGAAACCGTTGTTATTTGATTAGGATTTATTAAATATAAACTATTATCACTTTTTATTTTTGCTACTGTTCCGCTTATTTGTGCTACCGCTTGAATTACTTGTCTATTTAACGTTCCTTCTTCGAACTGATTGCTTGTTACTATAAAATCACTATTAGTAAAATCCATTGTTGCTAATTTCATTCCTGAATTTGTACAAACCTCTTGTAATACATCTAATAACTTTACAGTTCCATCTGAATAATTTAAAGTACTTACATAAGGTATATTTGTTTTCAACATATAATCCATAGCTGTTACTTTATTTATATTAGTTGTATCATTGGGTTCTACAGATTGAATAATAAAGTTTCCTAAACTAATCCAATGGGTAAATCCATTTATTATAATCCCTGTTTGATATTCAACTTCTTTATTTTCTAAATCAGCTATATTTTCTATTTCAAAATCCAAACATCTTGCTATAGCTGTTCCAAATATGTTACCATCTTTATAAGCATCATCATAATATTCTACATTTTTTATTCTATATTCTTGATTATCTACTATAATTTTATCTACTTGTGTGGTGCTTACATCATAAGCCTGTTTTATTTCATCAGTTACATTAATCATATTAAGCCTCCCCACATTGATTTAATTCTATTTCAAATTCATCATAAGTTTGCTCTGTATCATCTCCATATATCATTGAGCTTTCAGGAAATGTTACAAAAAATTTTTTTGTTAGCATTGTTTGTTGTCTTGGAGAGAAATACGTATATATGTCTTCATTATTTGGAAAATGCGACATATATTCTTGATATGTATTTTTGTCTAACTGGCTGAATTTGATTTTTATAGATGTCTTTGGCATATCTCCATAATTTCTTTTGATTGTTCCATCTGCCATTTTGGTTTCGCTTACTACATCTGGTTCATTTTCTAAAATATTATATCCACCACTTAAAATGTGGTGGAACTCAAAATCTCCATGTTTTAATAATACCATTTTTCCCTCCTATGCTATTCCATATTGTAATCTTTGTTTTGCATTTACTTTATTTACTGTATTTGCTACTACTTTTCCATCTAATTCTAATGTACTGTTTACTTGTATTTCTTTATTGTTGTCTATGCTTTCTAGTCTTGATTGTATATTTGCATTTCTTTCTACATTTAATACCGGATTAGATGTTAGGCTTATACTTAACTTCTGTGTTTCAAAGTCAACTGCTGTTTTCATTTGTTTGTATACACTATCTATATTTTTGTTAAATCCTTCTCCTACACCTAGAGCAATATACTTACCTACTTCATCTCTAAATAATCTTGATGGAGAATGAATACCTAAAGCCGATTTCATTCCATCAAGTATTCCTTGGGCAAATGATTTTATTTTATCTTTTATCCAATTTGTAGCATTACTTATTCCATTCCATAAACCTTCAATTATATTCTTGCCTACATCTAACATTTTACCAGGTAATTCCTTAAAGAAATTTACTATTTTTTGTATTATACTTGGTATTCCTTGTACAATCTTGTTCTTCATATTTGTTATCCATTTTCCAATATTAGTTACTGTATTTACTAAGAAATTCCATATCTTTGAAGGTAATTGTTTAAACCATTCTATAATATTATTAATAATTTTAGGCAATTCGTTCGTTATCCAGTTTTTAGTATTTATTCCAAATTGAACAATATGCCCCAATATTTCTCCTATAAATTTTCCTATATTATAAGGTAGGTTCTTGAACCACTCTGTTATATTTGTAATTACATTAGATAAATATTGCTTTACTTTGTCCCATATTTCAATAGTTTTAGCTTTCACAGTGTCCCAGTTTTTAACTAACAATACAACTATTGCAATTAATGCTGCTATTGCAACTACTACCAATGTAATTGGACTTGTTAGAAAAGCCATAATAGCACTAAATGCAGTTGTCGCTAATGTAGCTGCATTTGTTGCTGTGGTATATAGCCACATCACTATTAAATCTGCGTTTTTAGCTATTGTATTAGCGATTATAGCAGCAGTCAATGTACCTATAATCCCTACCAATATTGTTATCAATGTACTATGCTCACTAATCCAATTTTTCAATCCTTCTGCACCTGTCATTAAATCATTTAATGCTGGCAATAAGGTATCTTTTAATAAATTTGTAATAGGTTCTAATGCTCTACCTGCAAATTCCTGAAAATTATCTTTTAATGTTGACCATTGTCCATTTAATGTACTGCTTTGATTTGCCATGGCACCAAAATATTTGCCTCCTTCTTTTGAGGCATGTATTAGTGCTCCGTTTAAATCATTCCATGTAACTTCCATGTCAGCAGCCTCTTTTTTGGTTATCCCTAAGTAGTCTGCAAGAAGTCCATATATATCAATACCTGCAAAAGCAAATTGTTTTATATCTATAGCCGCTGCTTTTCCAGTGTTCTTTATTTGTTGTAAATTTACTGCCATTCTTGATAATTCATCACTACCGCCACCAGTAGCTGATATAGCATTACCTAATGCTAAAATTGTCTCTCTTGAATCATCTGCACTTAATCCTGTTGAAATTAATAATTGATTTGCTTGTGTTAATCCTGCTACATCAAATGGTGTTTTTGCAGCATCTTCTTTTATTTGTTTTATAACTTTATTTGCTTCTTCTGTACTTCCTGTTAGGGTCGTTAAAGCTGTTTGATATTTCTCTATCTCTGCATTAAATTTAATGCCTGTTGATATGAAGTCTTTTGCTAAATTTCCTACTCCTATTGCCGCAATGGTTTTTGTTACTGTTGATTTTAATTTATCAAAGTTGCTTTCTATACTTTTGACACCTTTTTTTACTCCAGCATCATCAATTTGTGTGTTAATTGTAATCGAACCATCAGCCATAACTCTTTCTCCTTTCTAGTCAGGCTCATTGGCTCAATTTAAAGACTGTTTTTCCTTATTGATTTTTATTTCTATTTCTTTTTTACAATTTTTGCATAATAAAAAGATGCCATTCGCCTTGGCATCTTCTTGATATTTTATTAATTTTTTATTACAATAAGGACATTTATACCATTTGTCCATATTGCCTCCTAAAAGTTATTTTTTATAAATAATTTGTATCCTTTTTCATCTATTTCTATTAAAGATTTTTTTCCATCTTTAAATTCTATTGCTATTTGATATGTCCCTTTATTCTTGGCACTCATTCCTGCTAGTAATCCAACAGGTCCTAATACAGAAGCACCTACTGCACCTCTTAAAATTGCACTTGTACCACTTTTTCTTAGTTCTTCTGTTATTAATTCGTATTTTTCTACAGTTTCTTTGTTTAAATTAATGGTTTTCATAAAACCAGTTACTAATTGTAGTTCTTTTCCAGATGTAATTATTCCAAATCCCGAATAATCTCCAGCTAAAACTTTATTTTTCAATATAACCCCTCCTTTATTTAACATAAAGGAATTATACTATATTAAATCAATATTTTCAAGTTTTTACCAAAAGGCTTTTCCAAAATCTGCCTCTTTTTGTTCTATTGTTCTCATATCTGGTAAAGCATATATCTTTTTAAGTTTTTTATATCTTACTTTTTCTTCTTTATCTTTTATTTTTGAAATATCTAAAGCTCTATATCCCATTATTTTAACAAACTGTGTGTCCTCGCTTAAGTTTTCCATTAATGCTTTAAATTTCCACCAGTGCATATATTTAATACTATTTAAATCTATTTTATATTGTTGTAGAAAAGCACTATATATATATTCCGCATCAAATTCATAGCTATAAATTTGTTTTGTTTTATTATCACTATTTTCTGTTTTTTTATCGTCGACTTTATTCATTTTTCCACAAGCAAAAAAATACAATATTTCTTTAACTGCTTTCTGTATATCTGTTATCTTAGATATGTCATAATAATATAAATTTATTGCTTGAGTAATTTTATCTTCTTTATTTATTTGTGTGTCTTGCATTAATAACTCAAACTTAATACTTTCTCTAAAATCTGTTCTTATTCTATATCCACTCTGTGTATATTGTGGTAATTTATCTAATAGAATATTTGTATTCATTATTTTCTTTTTCCTTTAAAATTATTATATCTTCTTTCTTCTCTATTAGGTTGATATCTTCCAAACTTATTTTTTATTTCTATATCTTCTTTATTTCTTTCTTTTATTATATCTTCATACATTTCAAGATGCTCTTTTAAATTATTTCTTTTTACAAATATTTTTTCTGATAGTCCTTCTCCAAACACATTGTCAAAGAACTCCTCTATTATTCTACATTGCACTTTTATTGTTTCTGATGAACTATAAGCTTTCTTTGCTTCTTCATCACATTTATCTAATAATTTTTTTGCTTCTTTTTCAAATCTTTCTACATCATCAGCATCTAAAAAATCAAAATCAACCTCTATATCTCTTATTTTCATACTTTCCTCCTAAATAAAAAGGCAGAAGAATAATACCCCTGCCTATGCAAATGTACAAGTTGCCCAATCATCTTCTGATGTTGCTTCTCCTTCAACTATATCTCCATTAGCTTTGAAAGCTCCTGAATATGTATAAGCATCTGTTAAATCTCCATCAGCATCTGGTACAACTGAATATACTCTTTTTCTTGCTTTAAAAGAATTTTCTGTTGAACCTTTTTCATTGAAATTTACTGTTACTATTTCAACAGTTTGTCCAACTAATTCTTTATCGTGTATTTCTGCTATTCTTGTATGAACTGCATTATCTGTCATTCTGTCAAAGTTATAAGCTATTTCTGTTGCATATGCTATAACATCAGAACGTTCTGTTTTCTCATCTACATATCTTCTATCATATGTAGTTGAATTTAATGATTTTCCTGCTTCTGTAAAACCTACCATTCTATCGTGTTTTTCTGCGTCTGCTGTTGGTTTCATAAAATTTACAATATCTGCTCTATTATAAATCATTTTTATTCCTCCTTTTAAAAATATTCCTTATAGGAACTCATAGTATGTGAAATTCATTTGAATAATATATATTGCTGTTGTTTCTGTCTTTTGTAAGATATATCCTGGACTTGTACATTTTATAGAAAAAGCTCCATTTATTTCAGGAAAGTTCTTTAATCTATTTTGTGTACTTACCCAATCCATAAAATCTTCACAAAATTTACTATTTGCTAAATTAACTATTACTTGAGTAGATAATGGAGCTGTAACACTAAAATCAAAAGTTATTTGTCTTTTTCCTCCTCGTCCATCAACAAAATTACTTACATTTGGTTGTGTTGGAGTTCTATCTATCGAATAGCTTTGTGGTTTATCTTTTAAATAATCCACACTTATTTTCCCTCCATTTAATAAAGGACATTTTTCTATCCATTTTTTTATTAATTCCATTTTTGATTCACTCATTACTTGCCTCCACTCTTTATAAAGTTTTCTACATCTTTGCAAACTTGCTTTCCTTTATCGTTCATCATTCTTTTATCCCATTCAGGACCTCTTTTAGGCGCTCCACTATATTTCATATCTTCATTTGATATTGTTCTTCTTACTCCTTTTGGTCTTGATGCTCCTATTGCTTTCTTCCCCTTATAATGATAATGAGCATAAGGAGATACATATTTAATTGAGTAATTATTAGGATACTGTTTATTATTTTTTAAAGGTCCTGATGCAAATGGAATATATGGATCACAAAACCTATCTACAGTATCTCTTAAATATCTTGTAACATATCCATTGTCATCTAATCCGATGGTCTCGTACTATTTGATTAGAACTATTCATTTTAATTTTTATAGTAGCTTGCATTATTCACTAACTCCTATTTTATAATGTTTTAGTCCACCTTTACGATTATCATCAACTGATACTATCTTGAATAATTGATATTTTGATATTAAAGAGTTGTAATCAAATGGTTCTTTTACAATTCCCTCCACTATATAATCATCCGTAGAAATATTAAGTGTTTCTTCTGTGGGTATTGTTATTGAGCCTGTACTTCCTTTTTCTAGTCCGTTTATCTATTAGGTTAGACTTTTTGTTATGTCTAAAATAAACTTGCTCAAAAGGCAACCTCGTAACAGTCTCATCATCATTGAAATGATAAACCGTTATTTTATGTATAAAAAAACTCATATTAACACACCCCACAGTACAATAAAGGTAATCCATCTTTTCCAACTACATCCCATAGATGTGTTGATAAAGTTGTTTGCATTTTTTGAGAATAATCTTCTTTTATTTCTTTTGGTGTTGCATAACTTTTACTCCAGCCTTCTATATTTTCACTTTTTAAATTTGATATCTCACTTAATTTGGTTTCTTGTTCATTTATTAAATCAATAATTAAGCAAGTAACATATTTTACTTGCTTTGGAATATTGTTTTGATTAACTCTTCCAAAAGTTTTTCGATTTATATAGTTACTTGCTTCTATTACTACTTTATCGAAGTTGTCAGGTATGCTGTTAGCACCTAACAATTCCATATAATCTTCTACTGTTATGTATTTAAGCATACCCTATTCCTCCTATTCACTAACTTCATATACTGTTCCAGCGATGTCATCTCCGACTGTATAATCAGTTCCAGCAACTAATGCTGTGTATACATCTCCTTCTTTTGAGTAATATGTTTTATCTGCTAAGTATTTTGTATCAGATGTTGCAACATAAGTTGCTTCATCAGTTGTTTCATCTTCATCTTCTTCAGCTGTATTTTTCTTAATTTGTACACCAAGTGCATTTGTTACCATTAATCCACCAACTTGTCTTCCTTGTAATGCAGAAGAACCTATGTGTTTACCGTCTTTGATATCTTCAACTGATGGTTCTTTTTTCCATACTTCGTATTTTTGGCAGAATCTTTTGTCGTAGATTATAAATTCTACATCATCTCCCATTAAGTAGTTTGGTTTTGTTGGTACACCAGCAACTTTTCCAATTACACCTTCTCTGATTAATTCAGCTCCTAATGTTCCTGCTGTATTAGAGAATTTTTCATCTGTTAATAGCAATAATTCTGTATCTGCAGATATTGCTACTCTCATTGAACTAACTTTCATTCCTCTTTTTTTCATATTAGAAATTTCGCTAGCTATTTTTTCATATACATCTGCTTTTGTACAAGCATTTGTATCTGGACTTACTGTACCTGTTTTTAATGCTTCAATTGCCATGTTTTCTTTTTTCATACCAATTGAATAACCAGCACTTTCTATTCTTTGTGCAATTAAATTATCTGGTACTGCTTGCGCTTCATAACCATCTATTAATTCATTTACACCATAATCTTTATCTACTGGCATTGGAAGATAATCAGTAGCTGATTGAGTTAATTCAATACCATTTAAAATATCATAATCTGATACTTGTACTTCTCCATTTCTTGTAGGTACCATTATTTGTCCTGTTACTTCATCTTTCTCATAATCTGTTGAGAAATCCTCATAAATATTCATTTCACTTCTTGCAATTGTTAATACTTCATTTGCGTATGTTTCTTTTCTTTTATGTGTTCCTGTTCCTAATGCGTTTGCCATAATAAATCATTCCTTTCTATTCTTTATATAACTCTGGGTGTTTAGCTTTTAGTATTGCTGCTACACCACTATCTATTGAGCTTATTGACTTTACTGGTGCACCAGTTGCCTTTGGCTCGTTAAGTTCTTCTCCTTTTAAATATTTAGGATTATCATTTAAGAACTTAGCTAAGTTCTCTTCAAACTCGCCTTCCATTTTGCTTACTTTAAACAAAACATAATCAATATCGTCTGCATCTTTTACTCCTGCTTTTAATACTGCGTTTTCTTTTTGCAATTGTGATATTGTTGTATCTTTTGCTTGGTATTCAGCTTCCTTTTCAGCTTGTTTTTGTTCTGCAGTTTTTTGACTTTCTACCCATTCTTTGTATTTAGCAACGTCAATACCTTCGTATTTCTTTTCAGCTTTTTGCTTTTCTTTTTTTAGCATTGTGTTTACTTCTTCTTGAGTGAATGTCTTTACTGCTTCCTCAGTTTTTTGTTCAGTTTGAGTAACTGCATTTCCTGTTTCTTCAATTTTTACATCTTCTACAGTTCCTTGATTGTTTTCCATAACATTACCTCCGTTTTAAGTCATTAGAGTTGACTGATTTCCTTTGTTGTTCTTTTAGCCCTGCAATAAAGTAAAAAGGGCATAAAAATAAGAGGTTAGCTATTGCCAATCTCTTACATATAAAAAAGACACCTGTTAAAGTGTCTTAATTAACTATTTTATTATTTTCTTTAAGTCTTGATTTTCATTATCTTCTACTATTTCCCATTTTCCACATAGTTCTATATTTTCTAAAGAAGAAGGTTTTATAGCTGAATACAAATAGTCTTCTCCGCTATCATCTATTATTCGTAACATATCCTCTTCTATTCCAATACATCTATAAATTTTTCCGTTTGTTAGACCTTCCACACCAAAACTTTTTCCAATATATTTAACTTTCAACTATATCCCTCCTTTCAATGTTTTGTTTTTTATCTTCCACTCAGTCATTATACCATTTTCTCCTTGTACCCAATGTATATCAAATACATATTTGGCACTTTCTATTTTTCCCGCTCTTTTGCTCCATTCTGCATTTTTTCTACCGTACAGTTTTGCATACTTTTCAGCATTTCTAAATTCTACAGAATTTTTTCCAGCAATTTCAATTATATTTGTTATTTCTGTTCCCTTTGGTATAAAATTACTTACTCCATTGTTATCTATAAATCCAATTTGCTTTCCTAATGGCACAACACTATTATACAACATTTCTTTGCTTTTTTCAATATTTTTAGATGCTTGTACTATTTTTTGAGATAAACTCTTGTCCATTCCATTAATAAATTCTCTATTCTTATCTCTTTTAAAATTTGTTTGCTGTAAAAAGTCATTTAATATATTTTCTTTCTGTTTTAGTTGGTTTGAAGTAAGTCTAAATTTATTTTGTACGACTTCTAAATCTATGTCCTTATTGTTGCTAGCTATTATTCCTTGTATTCCTGCAATTTCTTTTTTGTCTTGCCTTATTTGCCTTTCCATTCTTCTTTGAATTTGTGAGGCTTCATATTTACTTATTTGTTTTCCGTTGTATGTAACTTTTTCATTCTCTAATTCTTTTAACTCTTTATCTGTATATGTTCTTGTGCTTCCTTTATAATAAGGCATCCAGTCATGTCTACAATTTACGCCCTTAAATCCTGTTGCTTCTCCATAACCTATATCATCTAAGCTTAAATAACCTTTTTGTCCACTTCTGCTTACTATTTTACCTTGCCATTCTGCGTGCTCTGGTCTTGCTCCTGAGTGTGCTGTTAATTCCATTAAATCCCAACCTAATTCATCTGCTCTCATTTCTTGTAACTTACCACAAGTTTGATTAACAGATGTTATTATGTTAGTTCTAACTGCACTTTCAATACTTCTGCGTCGTCCTGATGGGTATTCTATATATGCACCTTGATTACTTATATCTTTTATTGTGTCTATTATTGATTGTGAATAACTTTTGACTCCGGTTGATACTTCCATATAAGCTTTATTCATTGCATTATAAAATTGGGTTTGAGAAGTATTAGCGGTAGTCATTACTAAATTATTTAAATTGTTATGTGTTTTTATTGTTGTTGCTTCTAATAATTGCCATATTCCTTTGCATTGTTTTAATGGTGTTAGCTTTAATCCTGCTAATTTATAAATCTTATCGTCATATTCTAAAGATTTTACCCCAGCAGTTTCAAATATATCTTGAATTTGACTTGCTGAGGTATTATTATATTTAGCTACTAAATTTATTATATCTTCATACATTAATCCCATCTCTTGAGCTATTAAAACATCATTTAAAACAACTGTATTTGCATAGCCAACATTTGATATTCTTTCTGCAATTTCTTCAATTATTTCTAATTCTAGTTGGTTATATAAATTGTTTGCTTGTTTTTCTATTATCTTCCATTGTTCAGGAGTTATCATATATTATCACTCCTCATTTGGTATCATTCCAAAAGCATCTTGATTACTCATCTTTTCATCTTGTATTTTTTGTAGCTCTTCTTCTGCTTCTTGCTCTGACATTCCTTTGATATCCATTAAGTATGATTTCTTACTCCTTAATCCTGCTGTTACTTCTTGTTGTGCTCTTAACTGCTCTGTATTTTTATCTTCTATAATGCTATCATCTGGAACTATTGTTATTTTGTTAGTTTTGATTCCTTCTATTTCACATATTACTTTTACTAAATCATATATTACATCATTTGTTATAATGTCATAATGTACTTTAGTTCTAAATGCATCAGAGTTTTCACTTATTACTTCGGTTGCAGTCTTTGTTGATTTACCATCAAACTTGTAGAAATTACCACCTAGACCAACATTTGAACTTAACCAATCTAAATCAGCATTAATAGCATCTATATGCTCTTGTGTTCTTAAAGAGAAATCTACATCTTTTACTGGTTGTCCTTCCATTCCGTTTATCCCAACATAAGCTTCATCTTCTGTGTCAAAATATTGTACTAAATGGGTATTACCATCATTGTCTGCTACCATTTGTGCTTTCATTGCTGTTGGGTCTACAAGTATTCTTTTCTTTCCTAGTTTAAACTCTCTATAAAAACTATCATACTTCATGTCTATTGACTTAAATCTATCAATACTATTAGCTAATATAGATATCCCCATTGGGCTTTCCGTATCAAAATTATTTGCTATATTTGGTTTAAACACTTGAAATCTTGGTGTAGATGTTTGTATTTCTTCTAACTCTTTAATATTTGGAAATTTATCTGTAAAATTATCTTCTTTTCCTAATTCTGTTTCAGTGCTTGATTTATATAACTCATTATATCTTCTATAAACACCATCCTCATATTCGTGATATGTTAAATGTGTATAATATATTTTCTTCTTTCTTACTTCTTCTGCAAATCTACTTATTGTTATTCCACCATTTATATAACTATTTGTATATTTATATGGAATGAATACCGTTCCATCTAAATAGTCTATTATTGTTTTACCGTTTTCATTTTCATACTCTATTAATACACCTGTACCTACTGCTAAAGCTTTTTCTAAAAAAATCGGAAAGTTTACAGTAAAAGAATTTTCTTTACTATCTAAAACTTCCCACAATCTCTCTGTAGCTTTTTTGTTGCTTAGTTCTATCCTTGTTTTTTCTGTCCACAATAATTTTGCAATGTCTTCACACACTTTTTTGGGCATATTCATAGTCTTGCGTTCGCATTCGACATTTTTACCATTTACTCTAGCAGTATAGTAGTGAAAATCGTTTACATTTCCTCTGTACCACGATTTCCATATTTGTTGAAAGTCATATATATTACCAACTACTAAATTAATTCCTTTTTTACTTAATGCACTTGCGATATTATTATATAATTCCATTTGTTCCTCCTATTGTTTTAGTCCTAATTTTTGCAAATTATCTTTTATCCAATATTGAAAATTATCTTGAGTATGGTCTCCATACGAATAAGCATAATCTTTTGTATATGTATTGTAGTATTTTTCTGAACTTAAAAAAGCCTTCTCCATTTTATCTG